TTATTGAAGGAAAGTTTTTAGATTGTAACCAATTATTAAATTCACTTATGAATTTATAAGTATGTGGGTGTTCACCTCCTGTATCAGAGAACAAAATTTCATCTGGTATTATTTGGTGTTTCACCATATTTATTAGCACGGCAGCACTATTAGAACCACCACCAAAAGAGACTACTATTTTCATTGCTTCGACAAATAAAGTTTATACAATTCTCTCAACCCTTCGAACTGAATTGATTCTTTCAATAGTTGACGTTTGCGGTCACTCATTCGCTCAACCATTCCTTTTGAAAGTTGCTGTTCGTTAAAGACTGTCTTTCGTGCCTTCGCTTTACACAGGTTGTATTCGTCGTCTGTGAATGTATAGAATGAATATGCAACCATATAAACCCGAATACCTGCCGCGTCAGATTGAAGCGTTGAACTATCTGGCAACCGATTCACAAGTTGAACAGTTGTTATACGGTGGCGCGGCAGGGGGTGGAAAGACGAAGTTCGGTTGTATGTGGCAGATTCAGCGACGTTTGAAGTACGCTGGAACGCGTTCTCTTATTGGACGAAGTAAATTAGACACGCTTAAAAAGACGACATTAAACACGTTCTTTGAAACAGCGCGTGAGTTTGGTTTGGTTGCTGACAAACACTACACCTACAACGGGCAAACGAACGTGATTAAGTTCTTCAACGGAAGCGAAATTGTATTGAAAGACCTGTTCGCTTATCCTTCAAATCCGAACTTCGATTCACTTGGATCGTTGGAAATTACAGACTACTTCATAGATGAGGTAGCAGAGGTAACAGAGAAAGCCGTGAACATCGTTCACTCTCGTTGCCGTTATAAGTTGAACGAGTTCGGGTTAATTCCCAAAGGTTTCTTGTCGTGTAATCCGTCAAAAGGTTGGTTGTATAACGAGTTTTACATGAAGAACAACCGCAACGAACTACCTTCACACCGTGCTTTCGTTCAAGCGTTGCCGCAAGACAACCCCTTCCTTCCTGTTGCTTACATTGAATCGTTGCGAAGACTTCCCGAATACGACCGCAAAAGACTTTTAGAAGGGAACTGGGAGTTCGACGACGACAGCGACAAACTATTTAACACGGAGAATCTTCTTCGAATGTTTAGGAACGAAGTAATAAACGAAGGAAAGAAGTATATCACAGCCGACATAGCGCGTTTTGGTAAGGATAGAACGATTATAATTGTTTGGGAAGGTCTTACCATTATAGATATAATTGAACTCAACCGTGCAGCGTTGGACGAAGTCGTGAACAAGATTCGCGTTGTAGCCAAAGAACACAACATACTACTTCAAAACATCATCGCGGATGAGGATGGGGTTGGCGGAGGAGTCTGTGACTTTTTGAAGTGTTTAGGATTTCAAAACGGATCTAAACCCAAACACCCGCAATACCAAAATCTGAAAAGCGAATGTTATTACAAACTCGCTCAATACGTTGAAGAAAATAAAGTCACAATTCTTTCCAGTACACGCAAAGAACAAATCGTGCGTGAACTCGAAATGATTAAACGACACCGCGCTGACGTTGACGGTAAGTTGCAAGTAACCCCGAAAGACGTTATCAAGAACCGCGAAGGTATTTCTCCCGACGTTGCCGACGCTATAATGATGAGAATGTACTTTGAATTGAATCCTTCTTATGGACAATATGTTGTCGGTTAGCATAGGTTTACTATATTAGCACAATGAAAAATACCCCACTATATGAATCGCTCAAAATGACATACGAGCGCGAACGAGAAATTGTCAATTCACTCGCGAACTACTTTCAACAAGGAAAGATTTTAGGCGACATTCTTTTGGAGCTTTCACAAAGAAAAGACTTGAACGCGAAAGAGAAAATCTATCTCGCGCTTATGATTGGTTCAATGATGAGTAAGCCGAATGAAGAAAAGTAAATAAACCTAAAACCAAAAATCAAATGAAACAACTTAAATTTCTATTACCAAAAGACTTTGAAGAAAAAGAAAGACTTGAACGTTATATTAAAATAAATGAAAACTACAAAATTCCAAACAAAGATGTTGAAGTAGAATTTGTTTATGAAATTTTATCTTTAGAGAAAGAACTGGATTATCGTTCTTATATTCTTAAAAGAGAATATACCGAAGAAGAATTTATAAAAGATTACATAAAAACAAATTATAAAAGATACGTCTTAGACAGTTATGAATTTGTTGGTGTATTTGATCAAAGAAAAAGATTTGTTGGAAAGATGCATGAAGCACAAGGACAATTTGTTGAAGCGTTGGACAAATTAGAATTTTTTGAAAAGATAGAAAGCGAAATGTATAACTATTTTGATAATCATTTTAATAATCTTGATTTTAAAAATCTTTATCAAAAACGAGATGGTATTTATTTGGGAACTCGCGGTATTCCTTCAGCAATTGAAGACCCATTATTTAACCAAAGAATGCTAGGTGTCTTATTGCGAGGCGATAATAGAATAATGACTACAAAAGAATATCACGGTCAAATTAGGAAAATTAAAAAAGAATTAAAGCAACAAAGTGAATAAAAGTAATTTACTTACGCAAGTCATTGCTGAATTAGAAGCGCGTGAAGCGAAGGGAATTGACACCTACGGAACAACGTTAGACCGAACCGATTTAACGCGCTCTGAATGGCTGCAACACGCATACGAAGAAGCGTTAGACCTTGCCCTTTATTTGAAGAAACTTAAAATTGAAGAAGATGCCAGAAAGTAAAACTAAAAAAGGAATATGTGTCTACTTGCACAAAGACCTGTGGAACGAGATAGACGAGAAGCGAGGAGAGAATAGTCGCAACACTTTTTTAAGTGAAGCTATTGAGTTCTCTTTGAAGTTCTACGTTCCCGAATCTAAAGTAAAACACTCAGAACAAAAGTAGAAAGAGCAGCGACAGACGTTGTAAAGATTAAAGCGTGGTTTCTGCGCTTTTTTTGTTTGTCTAACTTTTTCTTTTCAGCAGTTAGAGTGTTTATTTCTTCGGTTAAGATGTCTTCCTTATGTTCATAAGCAACGACTACTTCTTGTAAATTGTCAATCTTTAAACCTTCAATGTTTAATTGTTCTTTGAGGTTGTTAATTACGAGTGAATCTGAAGCTATAACGCTGTCGCAACTGTTCACCAAACGGATAACATCAATGCGAACAATAGTATCTCGAATAAGAACAATATCACGAGTTCTTTTATAGGTGGTTTTGGCTTTAGATTGAGCGTCTTCATAAGTTCTAAGTTCTTTATAAAGTTCTATTTGTTCAGCAAGTAAGCGGTCGTATTCGCCAGCGTTGTAATTGATGATGCTATCCTGCGTTTGAAGTTTACTTGTTGTGTTATTTGCAACAGGTCGTCCCCACCAATTCCAACAAAGTACCAACCAAATAACAGACGTTCCAATAAATAACAGTAATGCTGCGAGTATATTCTTTTTCATAAAATCTTTCCTTCGTGTATGCGGTAATTGTGAACGCTAAATGAACCATTCGCGCCTTTGTCGACTATTGCAAATCCGTGATTGTATTTCGAATAAGGGTTGTAGTCGGGCGATAATTCAGATAAGCAACCAACACCCCAACAAGTAATAAACTTTCCGTTAGCGTCGCGCTCGTTGTGTTCTGCGGTTTGGTGGTGGTGTCCGCACATTGAAGAAACTTTTGTTTTCATAAACAACCCACGCGCAACATTGACAGAAGGAAGGAATTGTTTACCGAACTCGTGACCGTGAAATATAGACAACTTACCTATGTTTAACTTGCTCTTTCCGTCAATCCATTTAACGTCGTGTTTATCACAATGCGTTAGAGTTGGAAAATCAAAAGCGTCAATGTCGAATAGTTCGGGAGCTTTAATGCGCATATAACGCCAGTAGCGTTCTTCGTGGTTTCCTTCTTTGTAGTAGATATTCGCGTTCGGGAACGTGTGTCTGAGTGAAGCAAGAAATTGACGAATTGAATATAGTTCGTCTTTGAATTTACGCTTGCGCGGATCTTTAACAAAGTCGGAAATCATATGACAGTCTAACGCATCGCCATTTAAAATAATTGAATCACAGCCTTGTTTCAATCCTTCTGATATAGCGCACTCCAACGCTTCATTGTCTTGGTAAGGTAAGTGAATATCTGACAGGATTAAAAACTTATTTCCCTTCAATTCAACGTGTCTACGTTTCTTTGAATAAGACTTTGGAAGTGCATATGGGTTGGAAGGTCGTGGTGCTGTATCAATCAATTCTTTTTGTGTGTTAGATATTCTGCTTCGCTTTCCAATCTTACCGCGCACAGTTCGAATGTAATTACGCGCGTGTTCTAAAGAATCAAACGCTTCTGGATATTCAGTAAATAACTTTGAAGCCAATGAGTGCGAAGGAGCGTCGGGAAATTTGCTACAAATCTCCGCTGTTATTTTCCTCGCTTCTGTCTGTGGTCGTGCCATTCTTTTGTTTTGTAAATCGTTCTATTACTGTTCCTCCAAACAAACCGCCTGTCAGAAGCGCGAGTGTGTCAAACATCGCAATAGGACAAACGTAGTAAGTAAATGTTGCAACATAACTCAAAACGATTAAGTTAATTGTAACAAATATAGCAACAATTCGTTTCGAACTTACTTTGGCTGAAGACGT